TTGTTTTTCTTGCTCTAGTTTTTCAAGCAATTCGGTTTTATCTGTACCGGCCTGAGTTTTCAAATCCTCAATCTTATGGTCAAGGATTTCATCTTGAGCAATTCGAGTTTCTTTCTCGTTATCAATATTGTTCTGAAGTACAGTATCTGCATTCTGACGGTTCTGAGCTTCTTGAGTAATGTTCTGCTGTAAACCATTATCTGCATTCTGACGGTCAGAAGTTTCCTTTACAATCTGTTGGTGTAATACTTCATCCTGAGCAGTACGAGCTGCAGCTTCAGCATTAATCTTGGATTCAAGTTCTTGGTCTGCAGTTTTACGATCACTGATTTCGGTGTTCAGTTTAGATTCTAATGCTACATCTGCATTTGCTCTTTCTGAAGCCTCGGTTAGAATCTTATTATTTAAGTCGGCAATATCCCTAGTATGGTCTAACTGTACTTGATGAACAGCCTCGGTCAGTTTCTCATCAGCAGCTCTACGTTCAGCAGCTTCCTTATCTACCAATTCCTTAGCATATTCTTTAGCTTCAGTTAAGTTATTGTCAGTTTCTACTTCCAAATCACCAACCCGGTCTTCTACCTTTTGAATACGAGCATTGATTGCTTCTATCATCCTAGTAATATCTTGTACTACTTTAAGGATAGTTGCATTCAACGTATTAACCGAGTTAACCAAGTTATCGTTCACAATCTTAATCTGAGAAGCTAATTCGTTTTCACGGTTCTTAGCTCTAGTTACCTCAGCTTCTAATTGAGTACGTAATTCAGTTAATCGGTTAGTGATATTGGTAGCAAAGTTTGGGTCATTGTTTAATGCTTCAGCCAATTCCTTTAATGTATCCAAAGCATCATCAGCACCATCTACTAAGTCATGTATATATTTCTCAACTTGTTCTTGAGTCTGATATTTCAAATCGTTTTCTAGTTGAGAAACTTTAGTAACGTAGTTAGCATGTTCCTCAATTCCATTCAGTTTTTCTAGCAATTCATCAGAGAAGTTATTTTCTGACAAATCCCAACCTTCTTTCTTATCTACCTTGTTTGCAATTGATAAGAAGAATGCCCAGAACTCTTTAAGAGTTCCAACAAAACCATGAGCCAAAGAGTCATCATAATAACCCTGTAATAGCCGTTGGTCAATCTCTTCGCAAGTGTAGTATTTACTAACGTACATATGTATATATTTTAAGGTGTTACTTTATTCTTTCCCAATAACAGTTCTGAGTTATTACCACGGAAGTATTCTTTTTCTTTACCAGCAAAAGCATTTGGGATATCATCTGGATTATCTGGGTCAACATCTCCTCCATCCTCTATATCCCCAACTACTACGGCATAATCGGGTAATTTCCTAACTCTGAACTTAATAACTTGGCCAAAGCCTATATGAGGTATATCTTTATCCCATACCTCTCCAAAGTAATCTTGGTAATTTGATACGAACTTCATACCAGTCATAGATTGCATGGTAGTAGCCGAATTACCAGTACCAGGCATTTCTATGTGAACTCCAGAAGGTCCATTCAAGATTATAAGATTACTGTCCCACCAATCGCCTTCTACATTGTTAAGCTTGGTGAAACGTAACATTAGCATTTTCATATCTTTATGGATTTTGTTCTACGAATTTGATTTTAGTATCTCTATCCCTTTTGAGGATTACCAAGAATACCAAAGCTTCATCTTTAGCCTGAGATACTTGAGTATCTCCAGAAGGCTTATATACTATCCCATTGATAACAAATCTATCCTCGGACCAGTTAAAGTTCCAATAACCTTCCTGATTGAGATATCCGATTTGTTCTATGTAATTCTTTGAAATAAGTATAGAAAGGTTCTCATCATCTAATTCTCCAGAAACGGTGGCTTTATTTATTGGCCAGTTCCTAAAAGCATTGTAGTAGCATAAAGCTTCTATGGGAATATTATAATATCTTGGGCTATCATCCTCAGCATGATTTAGATATTGATTAATATGTTTAGCCCAAGTAATTGTTTGTCTTCCAGCATCCCAGTCTAAGAAATCAGTGATAATCTTTTTATACCTATTCCAAGAATGGTTCTTAACCATTCTCCAAGGTTCTTTTGTCATGATTTCTTATCTATTATGGTTAACGAAGGTTTACTTGCTTTATTGAGAGGGGCTGTTGGATTAGGTCCTCCCAAAGGAGTTGGTTTTCGATGATTTACTACTTTTGGTACTACTAACCGTTCAATTTGATCACAGAATGGTAAGTATATCTCTAACCTAGATGCCAGCATACATAGATTCTTTCTTAGTTCATCCATATATCCTCCAGGTTGAATCATCTTTGAATAAGTACTCCATAAGCTAGATATACTTTCGGATATCTTATCATAATACTGTACCTCGGTAGGACCTGTAGTAATTTGCTTTATCCTATCTCCTCTAGCATGTTCTCCAGGTGAATCACCATCTTGGTCTGGTCCATGAGATTCAGTGGAGATAATTTCTCTAAAACTATTTCCTGCAACCAACAGTATATTTTGTATTTGTATATTGAGATAATCCCATACTGCCAATTCCATAATTAATTGGTTTTCTAGTCCCTCATACCATAATTCATCATTATATTTATCTGGTGGTATAGTATGATTTACTAGTGGGAAGATATATAATTGCCATTTAGTGATGTATGCAGTTTTATCTTCTATGGTCATACTCTCATGCAATTCTTTGGGAATATACCTATCTATTAAATTGTAGATGGTATCCTGAAGAGTAGTATGCCCATAATTACATACAACTACGGTTCGAGTACAAGTCAAATCTAATCCATCAGAATTAGTGACATGTAAGGTTACATCATAAAATCCAGACTTCTCATAAGAGTAAGATTGATGTCTTCCACCATTGAAAACCTCTCCCTTATCATCGCCAAAGTCCCAGTCAAAAATGGATTTGGCCGGGACTTTGGTTAATACTCTAAATGAAACTTCCAGACCTGATGTTACATATGTGAAGTCTAGATTCTTTTTCATTTATATTCGGATTTGTTTATTCTTGGTTTTCTTCGAAATCTTCAAGTAAAACTTCAAGGATATCTTTTACTGTATCTTTCGGATCAGCTTCGATTTCATGTTTCTTAGCAATCAGCTTAGCTTCTTCAAGTGAATAAGCTTTGGCAATCTTACTGATTTCCATACCCTTTGCAAACTGAGCAGCTAGCTTCTTGTCAAGCTTTTCGATATCCTCAGCAGTATACTTGGCAGTTTTGTTCTTATCCGGAACTAAAACCAAGTGGCCAGAAACTAAAGCTTTCTGAATACGTTTTGTTCTGTACTGACGGGCAGTAAGTTCTCTCTCTTCGCCTTTTGCAATTGAAATACCTGTTACCTGGTCGTTAAAACTGTAGGCATTAGTTCCAACTGTTACAATGTAAGTAGTAGCCATAATCTTTTATTTTAGGTTATAATATAAAACCCCGAACAGAATGGATTGAAACTGTTCGGGGAGAAATTAGACAAAAATACAATGAAGAAATCCCGGATATTATTCTAAGTTAACCAATAGGTATGGGTCAATGTTCATGAAGCTCGGGAATCCAGCTTCAGAGAATTTCTTGTTAGCTGCCAACAGAAGAACAGCATCCTGGTACATCTTAGAGAAACCTGTAGTCAGAGAAGCATATACAGCTTCAGTCTGATTAGATACGATCCTTTCTGATTCAAGCATCAACTGTTTAGCAGTAAGCTTAATCAAGGCAGCACTGGTATCTACCATCAACAACTGCTGATCGGGAGTTCCCGGGTGAATATAGAAGTCAGCCTTATTGGGAACCGGAGACTTGATATTCAGTGTAGCTTCTGTAGTTCCTGAGTGACGTTCTTTAAATTCAGGCAAGTTCAACATCTCGATAGCCTGGTCTTCACCACCAATCATAGTAGTAAAGTTACGGCCCATACGAGCAGCACGAACCCAGATATGCAACAAGTCTTTATAAGTAATACCGTTGGTTGTTTCATATACACCAATAACCGGAGCAGATTCAGAACCATCAGCTTTGTTACCGTTCATCAAAACATCCATTGCCAAAGTATCCATAGCATAACCCAACTGAATACCAAAGTCACGGAGATAGATTCCCAATACATCGATTGAAACGTAGTTTTTAACTTCGTCAGTAAGTTTAAATCCTTTACCGATTTTGAACAGAGAAACTGATTTCTGTCCGAAGCTTACATCTCCCAAAGGAATTGTTTCTGCTTCATTTACCTTAGCGGGAGCAGCATCCGACATATTTACCATCGGCATAGTTACCTGCAAACCATTAATTGATTGGTCTGAAGCAATGATGTTCGGGTAGAAAGGTGCCTGACGCATACCAGTTGTAATAGCAGCACGGATGATTTCCGGTACAATCCAACGGATATTCTGTTGCGGCATAGTGAAGATGTTCTGCATTGTATCAATCTTAGGATTAATACCCAACTTTTCGAAAAAGGCATCCTGTGATACACCATATTTACCCTGTACCAGTTCTTCCAGAGTAACTTCAATAGGCAATGTGTTGTTGGAACCCTGACGGTATGCTTCCAAACTTCTTACCATTTCCGGAAGTTCCTTTCTAAGGTCTTCCATTTTCAATTGTGCAAATTCTGTATTCATTGTTCTTTTAATGTTCAGTTAATGATTAGCGTACCAATACTTGAATAATATCATTAGCTTCATCAGCCGGTACGATGCTAATGAATTTTGTTTCATCGTCTGAAGTTTCAGCAGTGATGAAACGGTCAATCAACAGGGTATCTGTGGGTTTTACATAACCACATTCCATAGCCTCTTTAGCTACCCAGTTTACAACCATGAAAGCTTCTACAGCTACAGTTACTTCTACGGGGAAATTTCTTTGAGCCTGATAAGCTGGGTTAATGTTGTCAGTTACAGCTATACCCAGATAAACCTGGCTGCCATCTCCACCCGGGATATAAGGTTCGATATTACCATCGGTATCCAAAGCTACCGGCATACCCTGATGAATAACTTTGTTTTCTTTTACACAGAAAGCCTGATGCAACTTGTGAGATTCGCTCTTATAGATCACCGCTCTGGGAGTTTTTTCACCAAACAGAGTCATCGGTTGATCCTGATTTACCAGCTTAGTAGTAGGATGTGTATTCATATTCTTCTTATTTTAGAGATTATTTTAATTTGTTTGAATAGATACCTTTCAGAATCTCTTCAGTACTCTTTTCGGAATTCTGAGCAGTAGCTTTGTTATCAGATTTATCTTCTGGCTCAGCTGCAGAAGAAGCACGGCTTACATCATGAGAACCGCATTTAGCACAGGTCATTGGGAATTTTTCTTCCAATCGAGCTTGGTAATCTTTAGTAAGAGAGATCAAAGTTACCATGCCGGTAGTTTCGGCATTCAACATTGTAACGATAGTTTCATCAGCTTTGTCACCCATAAGTTTTTTATAGGTTGCAACAGCATTTTCACGGAGAGATGCAATGTGGTTTTTACCTACCTGAGCCATTTCTTTCAGATTTGCAACTTCTGCATTCAGATTAGTAACCTGTTCTGTAAGAGAAGTTTTTTCTGTAGTTAAGTTATTCACAGTAGTCTGAAGAGTGTTACGAGAATTAACCAATTCCTGAATGGCTGCAAATGCAGTTTCCTCGTTCATCTCTGTACCTTCGGCAAGAGTAAGGCAATCTTTACCAAAGATTCTTTCTAAAAATTTTTGTAGTTCATTCATATCTTTATTATTAGGATTTTGATTTCCTTGGTTATCATCATAAGATTGGGAAGTATCGTTATTTTCACTGAACAAAGCTAGATCAGTTTTCGTATCATAGAAGAAATACTGTTTAGACTTATCATCTCTATATTCTTCGTATGAAGCCCAAGTTCTCTTGGCAAAATTGGGATTAATGATTTTACCATCATCCCCAATCTTCTGAGCAAAAGCATCAGCTCCATGAGATACCAAAGAAGTTTCTAAGTATCTTACTACTTCAGTAACGATTCTTCGTACCATAACTCCCTTAGAATCATAGGTACCCAGTTTCTGGTAGAATTCGTTATCTTCCATATTTGGGTGAGACTTATCCCACTTAAACTGTACTGTTACTGAGTTAGAATGGATAGATGGAGGATCCATAAGAATGCCTCTAGCAATTCTCGGATTTGCTTTACCATCAATCTTTAATATACCATTAATACCTGCAGGAATAACAAAAGAACCATCCTTGTATTCATCTTGCCAGATAACTTGTGATACAGCTCCAATAGCATTACCAATATTAGTCTCATGGTCACAGTTTACTGTTTGTCCTAAGAGCATTCTCATAGAAGCTTTTAATACTCCATTTTGACTAAAATCGGTAGGATTCCAGTTCTTAGACACAATAGTTGCAGATAATAATCTGAACATTGGTTCAATAAACTCCTCATCTTTAGGAGTAAGTTCTTCTGGCTTCAAGTCAGGATAATAGGTATTATAATCTATTTCTCCTCCCCAAAAACCAAATTGACTGACTGACTCCTTAGAAGTTTGAGCCCATTTATAAAAATTCTCCGAGAAGGTTTGTGGTTCTATGGATGTTGGGATATCCCCAGCCATTATAGTATGACCACTACCTATCACTAAAGAATCCAAATGTTCTCTGTTCTTTTTAGTAATCGGTTTACTCATCTTGATTTAGTATTTTGATCTCCTCGTGAAGGAGCCGGGTTATTTTTATCTCTTGATCTACGAGCGGATTGATTCTTATCGTCCTGTCTCTGTTTCTTCTTAGTACCCTCTTGTGGGTCTGAATTACCTCCCTTAGCAAATTGGTCTTCCAATGAAACTCTTGGTTCTTCTTCTGAAGGAGAATCATAACCCATTTCCCAAGCATATTGATATTGAGAAATGATACCTGCCTTGTAAAGTAAGTCAAGGTTCTGAATCTTATACTGTCTACCCTGTTGGATTTTAACCTCATCAGAGATAGTGGATGATCCCCAAGTAATGGATATTCCCTTGCAATCAAAGCCAGCCAGACGTAGTTCTAGTTCATAAATAAACTTAAGAACATAAGAAACTATCATTTGGATATTCTTTAGCTGACTTATAAGCTTAGAAAGCATAATACCAGTTGCTCCTTCTCCAATGGAAGCTTGTACTCCAATTAGGTTGCCATTTACTCCCAAACCATTAGCAACTGATTGCTGGTTCATATTCCAGGGTTTATCAATATTGCTCATCTCTTTTGAAGTAGAGTTAAGTTTAAACTGGTGGTCATCAATGTAACCAGTTACTACTCCATCCTTCATACCTTCCCTTACATTCTGTTTCAAACGTATTAGCTCCCTATTTAATCTTCTAGTATAAGCTTCTACATTTTCATTAGGTTTCTGTTGTGGTTTTTCCATCAAAGCCTCTAGAAAACCAACCATACCACAGATTTCCATGATATGTTTAAAGTTAGTTTTCATATCATGCTGACCCTTTAATGAATCCAAAGATGCCATAAAAGGAGGTATTCCGTAAGGTTCATCAGTATCATTATACATACCAACATAACAGTAGGTCTCTGTATTAAGTTTGATATAATCTTGCTTATTCGAGCCATTCCAAAGAGTGTTCCTCTGATATGGACTGTATACACCATTATTCTCTCTTTTGAATACTATCCTATCTGGTTTGAGGAATAATACAGTAGCTAGACCCTCTAACTTTTCATTTGGTACAGCTTCTACTGAGATAGCTCCACTAATCATCAATTGAACTATCATCTTGTTTACCAAACCATCCATACCAGCAGTATAGTTAGACCATTTAGAGGATACCTTAGAAAGATGATCTCTCATCTTATCAGCCTCTTTATCGGTATTATTAGGGAAGGTTATGTTGTGACCAGTATTAGCAAGCTTAAACATATCCTGTAAAGCTATGTTAACATCTGGATTCACTTTATATAAATCCCTTAAAAGCTGAATCACTTCAACACGAAAAGAAGGCGTAACCATCTGAGTTAAGCCTTTCAATGTATGAATGAAGTTACCTGGGTCATCATCCGGTTCCGATACTCTACCGGGTGAAATAGGTACCTCCTCTTTTTTACTTGGAGGATTAGCCTTGTTTTCTTGTATTGGAGATCGATTCCTTCTATCGAATCCAAAAAACTTAAGAATTTTCATTTCGGTT